GCACATTATGCGTAAGACAAAGAACGACATCCGTAAGCTTCAAGTAAGCGGCTTCTACCGGGATATTGACCTAGGAGAGCCGGACAACATCCACACCGATGTAGAGAAAAAGAAAGCTGACGGGCAAGGGTATTCCCTTACAGATGATGACCGTTACCAGATCTACGAAATCCACGTTGATTACGATCTACCGGGTTATGAGGACAAAAACGAAATTGCCCTGCCCTATGTCATCACGATAGATAAGAGTTCCAACGAGATCCTAGCTATCCGCCGTAACTGGGATGAGAAAGATAAGACAAAACAAAAGCTAGATCATTTTGTCCAATATAACTACGTCCCCGGATTTGGTGCGTATGGTCTGGGATTGATTCACCTTATTGGTGGATATGCCCGTGCCGGTACATCCATTATTCGCCAGTTAGTAGACGCAGGAACTCTGAGTAATCTGCCCGGTGGCATGAAGACCAAAGGTCTAAGGGTTAAAGGAGACGATACCCCAATCGGCCCCGGAGAATTTAGGGATGTGGATATCCCATCCGGAACCCTGCGTGACAACATCATGCCTCTGCCATATAAAGAACCCAGTCAGGTTCTGTTGGCTCTGTTAAACCAAATAACAGAAGAAGGCCGTCGCCTTGGATCTATTGCAGATATAAACACCAGCGACATGGGAGCTAACGCACCCGTGGGTACAACTCTGGCTTTATTGGAGCGACAACTCAAGACAATGAGCGCGGTACAAGCCCGTGTTCATTACTCCATGAAGCAAGAGTTTAAATTGCTTAAAAACATTATCCGGGAATACACGCCCAAGAGCTATCCGTATACCCCGGAAGGCGGAAACAAAAAAGCAAAACAAGCTGACTATGATTTAGTAGAAATCATCCCTGTGTCTGATCCCAACAGCACCACTATGGCGCAGCGGATCATGCAGTATCAGGCTGTTATTCAATTATCCCAAGGCGCACCGCAGATCTATAACCTGCCGCAACTGCACCGTCAGATGATTGAAGTGCTGGGTATTAAGAACGCAGATAAGTTAGTTCCAATTGACGATGACATGAAGCCCCGTGATCCTATTTCGGAGAACATGGCGTTTCTCAACGGGAAACCGACCAAAGCATTCATGTACCAAGACCATGAAGCTCATATTGCGGCCCATACGTCATTTATGACCGACCCGCTGATTGCTCAGACCATTGGACAAAACCCACAAGCTTCCCAAATTGGCGCAGCAATACAGTCTCATATTGCAGAACATCTGGGTTATTTGTATAGGCAAAAAATCCAAGACCGTCTGGGCGCTCCGCTTCCATTGCCAGACGCAGATATTCCACCGGAAATTGAAGTCCAGTTGTCGCAAGTCGTGGCCCAAGCTGCACAACAGCTTAAAGCTATGAACACGGCCCAACAAGCACAACAACAAGCAGCCCAACAGGCCCAAGATCCGATTATCCAAATGCAGATGCAGGAACTGCAACTCAAAGGGCAAGAAGTTCAGATCAAAGGCAAGAAAGTGGATGCGGATATTGCGTTTAACCAACAAAAACTGCAAATGGAATCGCAGAAAAACGCTCCGCAGCCACCAATGCAGCCGCCAGCCCCACCGCAACCTGATCCAAAAGCAATTGCTGCACAACAGCAATCCCAATTAGCCCAGCAAGCGCACCAACAGCAATTGGAAGTGCAAGCTCATCAAGCAATGGCTCAAAAACAGGCTTTGGAACAGGATATGGCCCAAAAAGCAGCATCTCATAGTCAAGAATTGCTGCATAGGCAACAGGCTCACCAGCAAAAACTAATTTTGGATGCCCAAAAGGCTGCTTTAAACAAGAAAAAGGACTGATAAATGGAAAATGACGCAATGAGTTTGCTCCTAAAGCACATGGAAGACGACAAAAAGAGCTTAATTTCCGCTTTGTCTGACGGTGTTGCCAAGGATTATGCTGAATACAAGCATCTTTGCGGGCAAATTATGGGCATATCCAAAGCCCAGCTTCGTGTAAACGAGATGAATACCCGCCTGCAAGACCAAGACGATTAATTGGATGGGCTTTTTCTGGGGTTGCCCGCCAACAAGCAAAACCCCATGCTTTTAAAAGGAAAATTATGTCAGAACTTCTGATAGGGCATTCACTTGAGCAACTTGGGGACGTTTCTGTTCTCCCTGAAACTGCTGAAGAAAAGGCCCGACAAGTGCCGGATCCGTCCACTTACCATATTCTTTGTATGCTCCCCAAAGCAGAAGAGACTATTGAGGGCAGTTCCTTAATCAAGACAGCCACAATGATGCATCACGAGGAGCTTTTATCCCCTGTGTTGTTTGTTGCAAAGCTTGGCCCGGATGCGTTTAAAGACGAAAAACGTTTCCCCAGCGGCCCAAGTTGTAAGGTTGGCGACTTTATCCTCACCCGTCCTAATACCGGAACCCGGATGAAAATCCACGGAACCGAATGGCGGCTTATTAACGATGACTCGGTAGAAGCGGTGGTACAAGACCCCCGTGGAATCCAGCGTCCATAAGGAGGATATATGGCTGAAATTGAAAAAACAGAGTTTGAATTTCCAGATGAGGCAGAAAAAAACCCCCGCGCAGGCGGACGGGTTGTTGAGCCGGAACCAGAACTGGAAATTGTGGACGATACCCCTGAAAAGGATCGTAACCGCACCCCCCTAAATGAGCCGCCTGAGCCGGTAACAGAAGATGAGTTGGCTAAATATACCGATCAAAAACTGAAAACCCGACTGGCCCATATTAATAAGGGATACCACGAAGAACGCCGCGCCAAGGAATTGGCCCAGCGGGAACGGGAAGAAGCTGTCCGATTAGCCCAATCTATTATTGAGGAAAACCGGCAGCTACAAGGATCCCTTGCCAGTAACCAGACGGTTATGCTGGATCAGGCCAAGATGGTTATTGGTAAAGAGATTGACGATGCCAAGCGGGAATATAAGCAGGCATATGAATCCGGAGATTCCGACGCAGTATTGGCTGCTCAGGAAAAACTAACCGAAGCCACTATCCGGGCAGATAAAGTACGCAACTTTAAACCGCCCCCTTTACAGGAGCGACAAAATGTAGTACAAACGCAACAACAGGTTCCACAGGCTCCTCCAGTGGATTCCAAAACACGCGACTGGCATGAGCAAAATTCGTGGTTTGGGACTGATCGCAAGATGACCGCTTATGCTCTGAGCGTCCATGAAGATCTAGTGGAATCTGGAATAACTCCATCAAGCGATAGATATTATCAAACGATTGATGCAGATATTCGTAAGAGGTTTCCTGAAGCATTTGAAGGCGATGAAGCTAATACATCTCAACGCCGATCTAATGTGTCCCCTGCGACCCGTAGCACTGCGCCCCGAAAGGTCGTGCTTACACAATCACAGGTAAATATCGCCAAGCGGTTAGGAGTTCCTTTGGAACTGTACGCCCGTAAGGTTGCTGAAGAAATGAGGAAATAAAAATGGCTGAAACTATTCGTGATAAACGTGAAACTGAAACCCGTGCTGCTTCAACCCGCCCTGCGCGTTGGATGCCGCCCCAACTTCTTCCCGACCCTAATCCGGAACCGGGATATGCATTTCGTTGGATTCGGATTTCCGTATTAGGTAAAGATGATGCCACTAATGTTTCTTCCAAGTTACGCGAAGGTTGGGAACCTGTAAGAGCTTCCGATCACCCTGAAGTGCGTTTGTTTGGTGCAAAAAGTGATAATTTCCCAGACAGCATTGTTGTAGGTGGTTTGATGTTATGCAAAACCCCGGTGGAATTTACTGAGCAACGTGATGCATATTTTGCCCAACAGGCAGAAAATCAAATGAACTCGGTGGATAACACTTATATGCGCGATAGTGACCCACGGATGCCACTTTTTAAAGAGCGTAAATCCCAAGTTACTTTTGGTAAAGGTATTTAATTTTTTGGAGTTTAACTATGGCTTATCCTACAGTTAGCGCCCCTTATGGTCTAAAACCTGTCAATCGTATTGACGGTATGCCATATGCTGGTGCTTTCCGCCAGATTCCCGTAGCCGCAGCTTTTGCAACCGCCGTTTTCTTCGGCGATACTGTACAAGTTGACAGCACCGGTTATTTGGTTGTTTCTTCTGCCACTAATTCTGGCAACATCGTTGGCGTTTGCGTCGGCGGACAGTATGTTAACTCTAGCGGTCAAACCGTTCAGGGCCAATATCTGCCTGCTTTGATTTCTACGGCAGCAAATCCCGCTTATGCGTATGTTATTGATGATCCTATGGCACTGTTTAAAGTTGCTGTGGTTTCTTCTGGCACAACCATGAGTTCCGCTGGTCGCACCGTAGTTGGCAGCAACTTGGCCTTGGTACTGAATGCAGGAAACACCACCACTGGTGATTCTGCTTTTGCAGTTACTTTGACCGGTGCTGGTACTACCGCGACTATTCCAATCCGTGTTATCGATGTAGTGCCTGAAACTGCTACCGCAGCCGATACTTACACCGAACTATTGGTGAAGATTAACACTCACCAATATAACAATACCACTGGTATTTAAGGAGTAAATCATGGCTATTTCACGCGCACAACTACTTAAAGAACTGCTCCCCGGACTGAACGCTCTGTTTGGTTTGGAGTACGCTAAATACGGCGAAGAGCATAAAGAGATCTACGAAACCGAAACCTCGGAGCGTAGCTTTGAAGAAGAAACAAAACTGTCTGGTTTCTCTGCTGCACCTGTTAAAAACGAGGGTTCTGCCATCGCTTATGACAATGCACAGGAAGCATGGACTGCACGTTATAACCACGAAACTATCGCGATGGGCTTCTCCATCACGGAAGAGGCAGTGGAAGATAACCTGTATGACTCGCTCTCTTCGCGCTACACCAAGGCTCTGGCTCGCGGTATGGCTTACACCAAACAAGTTAAGGCTGCTTATGTGTTGAATAACGCATTTAGCACCACCGTACTGTATGGTGACGGCGTATCTCTTTGCTCGACAGCACATCCGCTGATCTCCGGCGGTACTAACAGCAATCGTCCTTCCACTGGCGCTGACCTGAATGAAACTTCGTTGGAAAACGC